GTGGTATTATGAGACGGTCAAGACGCCAACAGTAAGTCGTTATGTCGGTGTTGATGAAATGCAGATTGCCCTGTTTATGCAGGAAAATAAAACGGCTGAAATTGTGCAAAGAGAGTTGGCTGATCCTACGCCGGAAGATTTACGGCAGGCACAAATGACCGGTTTGCCACCACCACAACGCTATACGTTAAAAATAAGGACTATCGAAGAAATAGGGACGGTCAAGGTTTGCGCATTGCCTCCAGATGAATTGCATGTTTCGCGGAAGCATAATTCGATTACGCTGGACAACTGCCCCTATGTTGCACACGTAACAAAAAGAACACTGTCCGAAGTTAGGCAGATGGGGTACACAGTCAGTATAGATGACATCAATGCTGCGAAGAATGATAACTACACGTTGAGTGAATTTGCTAATGAGCGGCAAGGCGGGCGCTTCGGTTGGTGGAACGACGATAATCCTTCAGATGAAACAATGCAAATGGGATTTTTGCGGGACGAGTATGTGCTTGTCGATTACGATGGAGATGGCATTGCAGAGCGCCGCAGGATTGTCCGGCTTGGGGATGTGATTCTTGAGAATAGCGAATGTACGCATGTTCCGATTGCAGCATGGACTCCGTATATCCTCACACATCAGTTTGCAGGTATTTCGGTTGCTGATCTTGTTGAGGACTTCCAGCGAATCCATACCGAGATCGTGCGTCAGCAGTTGGACAATCTGTATCTGGCGAATAACCAGGAAACCATCGTTCAAACAGATCCTCAAGGCAACCCACTGGCAAACATTGATGACCTGCTTAATCGCAGGCCAGGTGGCGTAATCCGAGAGCGTGTTGCTGGTGCAGTACGTCCGTATCAGGTGCAGTGGCAAGGTATTCAGGCCATGCCGATGATCGAGCAGTTGAGCGTGGAGAAGGAAAACCGGACAGGCTATACAAGGTATTCGCAAGGAATGGACGCTAACTCGTTGAACAAGACAGCGAGGGGTATGACCATGATTATGAATGCCAGCGCCAAGAGAATGAAGCTGATGGCGCGGATCATTGCAGAAGCGTTAGTCGCACCAATGTTCAAGGGGATATTCAAGACGCTGACTGAGTTCGGCATGGAGAACATTTCGTTCCGGTTGAATGGAAAGTTTGTATCCGTTAATCCGCAGGAGTGGCGCGACCAATACGACATGACGATCAATGTTGGCATTGGCACTGGCGACGATGTACAGAAATCGCAGATGCTCGTGCAGATTGCTCAGGCGCAGGCTGCTGTAGCTCAGTCACCCTACGCGGAACGGCTGCTTGACCCGAAGAAGATTTACAACGTGCAGGCTAGACTTGCAGAGACAGCCGGATTCAAGAATCCGAGTGAATTTTGGGTTGACCCTGATAGCCTTCCCCCGGCGCAACCAAAGCAGGCACCGCCTGATCCAAAGATACTGCTGGAGCAGGCCAAGTTGCAGAATGACGTGAATAAGACGCAGGCAGAGATGCAGATCGAGCAACAGGGCAATGCCGCCGAGATGGAATTCAAGCGGCAGGAGGCTGAGTTGAATCGTCAGCATGAAATGGCAATGACTGAATTGAAACTGGAATCAGCGGAGCGGATTCGCGCTGCTGAGTTGTTGATTGAGCAAACCGGCGGCATGGAGCGGGCAAGTAGCAGCCAAGAACCTGATAGTGATGACTCCGATAAACAATCGTCCGCCGTTGAGATTATGCTAGAACACATGCAGACTACAATGACCGCTCTTGCAGAATCAATAGCCGCTCCAAAGGTGGTAGTGAGAGACGATAATGGGACGGTTGTCGGCATTCAGATGCTGGGTGGAGAAGGTTCTATACAGAAGTCAGTAATCAGGGATAATCAAGGAAATATCGTTGGACTTCATTGATGGAGGAACTATGACGCAACCACTTATCTTTACCAGCAAAGGGAATCTTCCACTTGCAGACCTTCATCATGAAGTAATTGGGAGTGTAGGAATAGTAAGTGCGAATGATGGAACTGTAGTTAATGGCCACGGTTTCATCATTACCGATACGGCACCCCGCCTATGGTGGAAGCGCAAACCACGGAAGTTGGATGACAAGGAAGCAGAAGAAAAGATTTTCAAGGTCGCCAGAGTAATTGAGCGTGTGGTGAAACATGTTGCTAATTCCAACGAACCATCTGTATCGAAAGAAGTATATCGAAAGGCAGCATACGCAGAAGTAGCACCATTACTGCAAGAAATGCCTGGATTCGATTGGTCGCCAATGTTCAGGGCAATACTGATGCAGAGCAAATTGCAGGAGCAGAACAGAATTGCAGCAGAGCAGGCCGGAATTCTAGCAAAACAGGAAATTGAACGTATCAAGCGCATTCGGGATGATGAAGAAGCATTGATAGTTTTACTTATGGGAGCATAGGCATGGACTACGAAAAAACACAGGCAGATATAGATAAAGGCCGGAAAGCAGAAGAATTACTGGAAAACGAGTTACTTAAAGAGGCGCTGACTGCCATCGAAAAGGAAATCAATGACCAGTGGCTTGCCTGCCCTGCGCGAGATAAAGAAGGAAAAGAAGCGCTTTGGCAATTAGCAAAAACTATCGAAAAGTTCAGAAACATATTGACAGGCTATGTAGAAGGTGGCAAACTTGCCACAGACCAGTTCGCCAGATTTGAGAAAGAAAGCAAGTTGCGGTCTTTCCTGAAGATGGCTTAACTAAAGGAGTACTTAAATGAGTGAAGCGGAAGACACCAATCCTGAATTGGAAGTGTCGATTGATGATGTAGCTAATTTGCTGGATACGACCGACGAATTGCCAGATGAAGGCAGTGATGAGGAAGTCCGCGAGGACGACGCCGAAGCGCAGCCGGAAGAAGACGAAGAAGTTGAGTACGAAGGCAAGACTTACAAAGTGCCCAAGGAGTTAAAGGGCGCTTTGATGAAGAACGCTGACTACACACAAAAAACGCAGGAAGTCGCCGAGCAGCGCAAAGCAGTTGAAGATCGCGTTGAATCACTCAATCAGCGTGAAAAACTGATGGCGCAAACGTTCGATAAGGCAGTTGAGTTCCACGACATCAAAAACAGGCTATCCCAGTACGAGCAAATCGACTGGCAGAATCTTGTTGATGCCGACCCGGTGCAAGCCACAAAACTCAATCTGGCCTATCAGCAGCTTCAGCGCGAAGCACAGCAGAAGTATGGCGAGTTGCAGCAGGCTCAATATCAGGCGCAAGAATTGTCGGAGCAATCCCGGCAGAAAATTGTCGCTGAGGAACAAGCCAATCTGAAAGCCAGGCTTCCGCACTTTGATGCGAAGGTGGCTGAGAAAATCAAATCTGTCGGCAAGGAATATGGGCTGACCGATAATGAATTGAACTCCATCGTGGATTCGCGTTATGTGCATGTCCTACACGATGCGATGAAATGGCGTTCGTTGCAGGCCGAAAAGCCAGCAGCAATGAAAAAGGTGACTGAAGCGCCAAAGGCAATTACGCCGCAGGTCGCAAGGTCAAAACAATCGAATCAGGCCGCTTTCGACCGCCTCAAAAAATCAGGGCGAGTAGAGGATTTGGCCGCTTTACTTTAGGAGTAATACATCATGGCACAGCCAACAGAAACATTTGACAGCTACGACGCAATAGGCAACCGGGAAGATTTGCAGGACAAGATTTATATGGTTTCACCGGAAAAGACGCCGGTGGTCTCGTCCATTCGCCGCTTTACCGCTACGCAGCGACTCCATGAGTGGCAGCGTGATTCACTTGCTACGCCAAATAAAGACAACGCTGTTATTGAAGGCGATGACCGAACTGGTACAGCACTGACCGCAACTTCTCGTGTTGCTAACACTGTGCAACTGTTCGACAAGGTTGCTGTAGTTTCCGCGACGCAGGAGAAAACCAAGTCGGCAGGTCGCGGTTCAGAGATGAAGTATCAAATATCGAAAAAGATGGTTGAGCTAAAGCGAGACATTGAAGCAATGGTTCTATCGGATAACGTGGCCGTGGCAGGTAACGCGACTACTGCTCGAAAGTCTGCTGGCCTTGGTGCGATGGTCTATACCAACATTTCGCATGGTGGCGCTGGTGCAACTCCGGCTCATACGTCCGGTTTGGCTACTACCGCGCAAACTGCTGGTACTAATCGGGCGTTTACTGAGACATTGCTGAAAACCGTGTTGCAGTCAACCTATACGGCTTCGGGTGAATTCCCTTCGCTAATCAGTCTGACGCCTTCGCACAAGGGTACATTCAGTGCTTTTGCCGGAATTGCAGTTAACCGCTATCAAGTGGCAAAGGGGAAGCAAGGGGTGATCGTAGGTGGAGCAGACGTGTATATGAGCGACTTTGGTGAACTGACCGCCGTTCCAAACTACGTTCAGGCCACGGCAAACGCAACCACAGCTTTTGTCCTTAACCCTGAATATATGGGGATCGCCTATCTCGGTGGGTTCAAATCCGAGCCTTTGGCGAAAAC